CTCTGTCTGATGATTCTGTATCGAAAATTTCCGCTGCTTCATCTGCGTAGTTTCTGTATTCAAGTCCGAATAAAGCATTCAAACCTGGTTCTAGTTCTTTGACTAGCTGTGCTCGTGATATTGCCATAGTTGTTTATCTCCTTATTCTATTACTTGTACAAGTTAGAAGCTGGATTAATCGTAACTACTACGTCGACGCCACCATTGACGTCAGTCATATCAGTTTGATTAGGCTCGTTAGCTACTCTAATAAGACTAAACATATTACCAGCAGCATCTGCTGTATCTACATCTAATCTAGTATCAGATTGACCGCCTGTACCAGTTCCACCTTGGTTACTACAGTTGTATCTATTACCAAAATCAGCTTGAGTAAGTGTAGTTGTAGTTGCTACTGCTCCTGTTCTGCATTGATATTCCTGATTAGGATTATCAATAACAAAAGCTAAACCGTTGCTTGATCCTGTGTTGTAATCAGTACCGAAATCGGTGCCTGAGTTAAGTGCGTTTACCCATGTAGGCTTCGATGTAGACGCATCTACATAAAAAGCTCCATTGAATATACCCACTAATTTAGGTGAAGTTCCTGCTGAATTGTAGGAATTTCCACCTGCTCGACCGTCATCAGTTGTTGCAAAAGCTGCGCTTTGTAAAAAGCCAGTTTCCGCTGCAACCGCATTTCCGTCGTTTAATGAAACGGGATCGTTCTTCCAAAATTTGTTGAACGCGCCGCCGCCACCATCAAATAACTGGTATTCGGCTTGACCTTGAGTGGCTGGAGTACTTCCAATTGCCATTACAGATCTGAAACCATAACCAGTTGTGCTTGCATTTGCCATAGTTGTTTCCTTTTTAAGTTAATTTAATGGGTAGGAATTACTAAAAAAATTTAGCTTTTCTTTGTACCACCAAAAGTTACACGAGTTTGCCTTTCACTATTGATCGGCATACTTGGGTGCTGTTCCTTAAGAAGATCGTTCTTGATTGCATCGTCTCGGTCTTGAGTTGCTTTCGCAAAATAAGCTTCCCGAGCTTGCGCGATTTCTTCGGCTATCCTTGCCAGCACAAGGCCTCCTACTCCAATGACTCCTGCGTATTTTCCTTCTTTCATAACTGGATAATCTTGATCTGGATATTCGTCACCTCTGACTAATTCCCAGCCTTCTCGTAATTTTCCTGAAACGTTTTTCGTGTCATCAAATCCGAGAACTTCAACTCTTATCCATCTATGCCTAAAACCGTTTGGCGCAGGTGGTGCATCTAAAGATGAGGGTGGAGTCCATGTAGTTTTTTTAGCTGTCTTAGCTCTAGTTGAACTCGCACGAGAGGTTTTTATCTTTTCATTTTCCATATGCTTATGCTCCTTCCGTGATATTTAATTGTTTCGCATACTCTTCGAGTGGCACGCCAATTCTTTTAGCAATTGCTACCTGTGATGGCGAGAGTCTCACAGTTTTTTTGCGTCCTGTTTGGGCTGAACGTTTAGCCGATGCTACATTCTGAACAGGTTTTGTTCTTTCTGTAGTTTGACCTTCTACCTTATCAAATTTATGGGGGAATTCAACCCTTATTCTTCTGTCGACTTCCTCATAATATTCATCCGTCTTAGGATCATAACCTTCTTTTTCTACCAAGGTTTTATGGATATCAAAAGCGGTATAAGTCATTGCTGAATCATTACCAAACCAACCATTTCTAGCGGCCCAATCTTCTGCTTTAGGGTCTGATACTGGTTGTGGCTGTTGTTGAGGAGTAATTTTAACTTCTTTTTCTTTAGAAGGTTCTTCTCTTTCAACTGATTTTAAAGCATTTAATCTAGCTGATTCAACAGTTAAATTTGCTAACTGTTCTTGAGCTGCGATTTGTGCTTCAACATTTTGAGATTCAATAGCATTTTTAAGAGCTAGTTTAGCTGCTGCCATACTAGTCGTAACTCTGCTTTCAAATTCGCTAACATAGTTTTTATCTAATTTAGATAATCTTTTTTCAGCTTGATCTTTTTGTTGTTTAATGGTTTGAGCATATGTGACAGCTTCTTCTCTCTGTCTTTCTGCTTCTCTCATTTTACGAGTTAGTTTAGCAATTCTTTTTTGAACTCCTTCACTATATTCTTTTAACTCGTCCTTCTCTTCCTTTTTTTCTTCTTCTTTAGGCTCAACCTGTTTTTCAAGTTTAGTTTCTCTTTCATTTTCAAAAGTTTTATCCGTTGGGGCTTCAACTTTTTCAACTTCGATCTCTTCTTTGACTTCCTCTTGTTTTACCGGTTCGCCTTTATCATCAAAATTAACTTCAGCTCCTGTTGTTTCGCCAACGTCAATTAAGTTTTCATTTTTTTTATCTTCTGGCATAGTTCCTTCCTATGTTTATATTAAATGAAGAAGTGATTCAGGATCTTTTACAGTTCCTAAAACTTCATCATCATTAAGTATTCTCACCTCACCGCCTTCTATTGGTAATCGTGAACCAGCATATCTGGCAAAGATTACCCAATCTCCTTCTTTGCACCAAGGTTTATTAAATTTTTCTTTATCTTGGTACGCTAAATCTCCTAGTTTCAAAACATATCCACACGTTGTAGATATTCTTGCTTTGTCTAAAGTTTCTTGGGAAAATAATATTCCACCTTTGCTTTTATTTTTAGGTGTAAAAGGTAAAACTAAAATTCTATAACCAGCGGGTTCTGGTAATTCTTCAATTGAGTTAGAACCTAAATTATCTGGACTTAAAGGCTCTACTTCGTTTTCTTTTTCTTCTTGATATTTTTCTTCTAAGGCTAATTTAATTTTTGGACTTTCCTTGTCCGTTTTTGTTTTTTCGTCCGATATCGACGACTGTTCCTGACTCATCTTTTTGCTCCTTCGGTTCTAGCAGGTTAGAGATATCCTGTAATGTTAATTGTATGGCATGTGCCTGTCCTACTAAGTACTTATATTTCTCCATATTGTCAACCCCACCTGTTAAGATAGCGTCTCCGATTTGTTGTAGTCTTCCTTGTAGGCTTTTTTGTGTCTTAGTTACTATGATTAATGGATCTTCCATTATTTTCTCCTCTTCTTCCTTTTTTTCTTTTTTGTTTTACTACCATATTTTTCTTCCCATTCTCTTGCGAGTTTAGGATTGTTTTTCCAAAGAAAACGTCTTTGTTTCTCGGATTTAAATGGCATTCTCTCCTCTACCTAAATTTATGCAATAACTTCTTTTCCACATGCAATACAAACAGTCCCTACACGAGTTTTTTGTCCTTCGTGAATCTTCTTTTTTTTAACCTCACTACATTCGCATCTTTTGCCAAATAGTTTGTCAATAAGTTTTTTATATAGGGCTTTTAATTTGTTCATTAACCTTTTCTTTTTCTAGCCATTTTTTTAAAAGTTTTTGCTAAATTGTATCTTTTAGATCCTGGAGGACAAGACGCACTACCAAATTTTTTACCAGTACAAGGTTTATCTTTTCTCATACCTTTAGTAGCTTTTTGAATCCATTTTCCATCTTTAGCTTTAACTCTACCGCCGCTTTTTAAAGCGACACCCATGCCTCTATTATTTTTAACAGCTCCGCCACCTCTGTAAACGCTTCTCGCTGTTTTCCAAGGTGTAGCTGATGTTGAGTTAAAAAATTGTGGCATTATCTTATTGCGATTCCGCCGCCTCTTTTAGCTTTACCCATAGATTTAACATGACCACCTTTTCTGTATCCTCTATTAAGTTCACCAACAACTCTTCTTTTCTCAGCACGTCTATTTGGATTCATTCTTTCAGCGTCGATTCTTCCAACTTCTTCTAAAAGATTCATCCTTCCTGTATTAGCCATAGTTATTACCTATTTATCTTTCCGCTTTTTTTAGCTTTAGAACCCCATTTGCCGTAAGACTCATCTGCAGAAGCTCTAAGTTGTTTTTTAGTTCTCTTCTTTTTTACTCTCATAGCAATAGATTCATCTTTTCTGTCTTTGTATCCTTGCTTCTTCACAGATCCACCTTTTTTCATACCGTCACTTGAACCGTATGGAAATCTGTAACCGTTTCTTACTCCATTTTTTCTCATATTTTTCTCCGTTTATTTTTTTCCATTTCTGAAAATTTGTGTACCCTTTATACCAAATATACTACCAACTACAAGGATCCATAAAGACGAAAACCAGGTCGGCAGTGCAGCAAAGTGCTCAAAGAAGATTTTAATCTTATCAAGAGCCACCGGATCGTCGCTGAAGACTCCGTAGGCAAGCACAATTATGGGCGCGCTTAATATCACAAGAACGAACTCGTCCTTATAATCGTTTTGTCGAGCTTCTAAAAGTTTTCCCTGGTAAGCTTCCTCACCTCGGGCTTGTTTTTCTGCATGCAGTAATTGTGCATCAGACATAGCAACTTTTGCTCTCTGCTTGTTAGCATAAATTTTACTTCCAGCAGATACAGCTAGCTTAATCGCACTCAACCACATGGTTTTAGTACCATTTAGCTTTAACTGGTTTTTTGTCAGCTCTCATTGCCTTCGTTCCTCTAACAGTTACTGTTTGAGTTTCGTTAGGGTCAGTCATCTCAACAGATTTTTTACCTGTTTGATAACCATCCGAACCAACACCCAATTCTTTAGTGATTTTTGGGTCTTTGTTCATGAAAGTTGAACCTCTTTGCCAATCTTTGCTCATAGTTTTCTCCTTATTGTTAATTATACCTAATTTTTTTTAAAATTTCTACCGAAATCGTGTCTCTTACTTTGATCTGCCATTTCTTGCTTCGCAATAGAGACTCCTGCACGTAAAGCTGCTAGTTCTTCGTTCTGTTCTAGCTTTTCGTCGTGTTGTTGATCATTCATCATAGCTCTCATAGTGTCTAAATCAAGTCTTGCTTCATTATTAGAGTTTTTGTCTTGATCTGCCTTAGCTTTAAGGTCTAATTCTCTAGCTTTTAGTTTTAATAGTGGATCACCGCCCACTTCACTGCTAATTTTGTCTTCTTCTTTAGCATAATCCATCATCATTTCTGAAATTAACTTAGCTTTTCTTGCTTCAATTAAGTTTGTGATTTGTTGAATTCTATTTTGACTTTGCATTGCTTGTGGATTTTGTTGCATCATCTGTGGATTTTGCATCATTGGTGCTAATTGTTGTTGTAACATTTGTAGTTCTTGCATTTCTTCCACAAATTCTAATTGAACTTGCTCTTGAGCCATCAAAGAAATGTGTTCTAAAATATTTTTTTGTAAAGCCATCATTGCTGCAGGATTATTTTGCACCATTGAGATAGACATAAAGCTTAAATGTGCATCAATGTGAGCTTTGTGATCTTGTCCACCAAAAGCTTGGAATGGTTTCATGCTTAATGCCATGATATGTTCTAAACTTGGATCCATTGGAATAGGTGGTTGTGGTGGAGGTAAAATAGAATTTACATTTTTAACTCCAATTGCATCATACATAGATCTGTAAGCTTGATATAAATTGTGAATTTGTGGATTTGATTGCGCTAATTGTAATTGTGTTTGCGCCATAGAAATTCTTTGTGTTTGTGAAAATATATTTGGATCAGCAACAGGTAAAATATCTATTCTGTCATCAAAATCTTGAACTTTAATTTCTCTCCGCGCTCCAGGAACATCGTATGGATAAACGGGAGGTAAGTAAGTTTTAAAAACTGCCGCTAATAATTTAAATTCGCATTTTAGACCAACGTAAAGTCTTTTGTGGATCGCGGACATTACTCTTGATCCTCTTTCAAGTAATGCAACAGTTGTTCCAACTGCAGCTTGTTGATTCATATCACCAACTTGTGAGTCTGCAATAGATGCAAATCTTTGTGCACCTTGAACAACAATACCCATTAATTGTAATAAAGTTCCATCCGGTCCTTTAAATGGTAATTGCATAAATTGATCTTGAATATTTCCACCTGGAACATCTACATCTCTAAATTCTCCCGGTTGTAATGGCTGTGCATCATCACGCATTCTTACACCTCTAGTTTTAAAACCAGCTGGTAAGTTTGCTAAAGTTCCTGCATCTAATAATTGTCTTAAAGCAACAGTTGCAGTTCTGCTTAATCCACCAATCATGTGAATTAAACCTAAACCATAAAAACCTAAACCAGGTAAAAATTTAAAGTGAACAAAATAATCTTTTTTCTGTTTAAGAGGATCTTGTTCTCCATAATTTCTTCTAATAGATAAAATTTTATTATTAGCTTCATCAATAGTTATGATGTAAGGCAATTTAATTCCTGTTGGTGTTCCATCTTCAGGATTAACATCTTCATGACCTTCTAAATCTACATTGACATGCATTTCTAAAACTGTGTACATGTCTTCTGATCCAGTTTGTCTAATACCTTCTAATTCTAATTCTTTTTCTTTTAATTGATCTTGTTGTATTGGCGGTTCTCCCAAATCAATGTCTCTATAAAAGCCATTGATTTGTTGTTTACGTAAATCGTTTTGAGAAATACGTAGAACGTGGATTACAGCTTCCGCATCTTCTAATGAGGTAGCAGAGTACGGAACGACCAGATCTTCAGCTGGTACGAATTTTGAAACGGCTCTTCCTAAAAGATCGTCATAATAAACTTTCTTAAAAGTTGAGCCGCTAAGGGGTAGATAGAAAAGCATTTGATCAAACTCTGGTTCATATTCTTTCATCTGATCCATAATTTGATAATTCATAAAATCTTTAACACGTTTAGATTGTTCTTCTTTAGGAACATCTACATTTCCTAAAATCTGAGTTCTAACCGGACCTTCTGCAGGTAATAATTCTTTATAAGCTTGAGCTTGAAACTGAGTTACAGCTTCTGCTAAAACTGGGTGAGTCACACTGGCTGCACCTCTAAATGGTTCTGTTCTAGTTACATATTTAAATCCTAAAAGATTTAAACCTTCTCTATAACTTTCAACCCATTCTTGTCTTGATTGTTTGTAGTCTTTGTACTTGTCCATTAAGTCTGAAGCTAATGGATCTAAAACAGAATCTTCTAAATATTCTGCTAAGTTTTCAAAATGATCTTGTCCACCTTCTGGATTAACTGTTGATGGATTAAATTCTATCTCCGCTCCACCTTCTTCGTCCATTGTAACAGCAACATTATCTTTGTTTTCTTCGTTTATATTAATCTGTTCTTGAACATCTAAAACTTCTTCCTCTTTAGGAACTTCAATAGTTGTTGTAGTATTTAATGATTTATCTATATCGGCCATGTGATATTTTACCCTCTATCTGTGATTGTTTCAACACCTTCTTCGATTGTAGTCGTATCAGGTGTTTCCTTGACTGTCAAACTGTCAATTACTTCATTAAGCATAGCAGGGTCTGACTTTTTAGGAGGAGCAAGAGGTTCTGGATTAGCTGCTGCCCATTCTAATAATTCTGCTTGAGTGACTGGCTCATCATTAGCGGTGTTAACAAATTGTCCTAACACCTCATTGTATTTAATGTCCATTATCTTTTCCTCATGAACATTGAAGCGACGCCACCACGGTTAAAAGCAATTAAGCCCCCATCTTTTTTAGGAGAGCCATACTTTCCTCCTGGTACACTAGATGAAGAAACTGTTTTACCACCTGTATATGTATCTTTTCTTGGTGCAAAAGCCATCCCTTCACCTGTAAAGTTTTCTTTTCCTATTTCACTTAAAGATTTTCCTTTCATAGCTTCCTGAGCGATTTTTTCCTGTAGGGCCTTTTGTCTTTCATTTTCTAAAACATTAGCTTTTTGTTGTTCAGCTAGGGCTTGGTGATAATTGTCCCAACTAATTTTTTTACCTAAG